ATCTGTGACAGTTGCTCTATCTAAGTTACCGACACCCCATTGCGCAGAATTTGGCGTTAGAAGGTTTACTGATTCAAGAACAAGACCAACAAACTTCAACATAGCATCAGAAGTCTTACCATTCTGGGTTCCAGTGTTACCAGCTTCAATATCTGAATCAAAATCAATAGAACCACTCTGACGTAATTGATATTGTACCCAAGAGTATAATTCTTTCAGAGTCAATTGACCATTTGCAGAAGAACCATCTCGTGCATTAATTGTAACACCGAATGATGAGTTTGCATTATTCAAGTCAGTAGTAAAGTACTGTCCTGATACTTGATCCAAGTTATGGAATATGATGTGAGGTCCGTTAATAAACTTAACGTCTTCAGCGCCAGCAGTTGTTACTTGGATTGCTTTATTTAATGTGATTGTCGTCGCGTCATCTACAGAGTCTACTCTTGTACCACCAGCAAAAATTTCATTACCTCCAATTTGTTCACTGTATACATATGAACCCGCAATAATACCTGTGGTGTCGCCAACATTCAAAGTTGTTCCACTGTTTACACCAGTAATTGTCGTATCAACAATAACTGCATCATACTTTTGACCAGCAGCATCGGCAGCTTCAATCTGTACGTCTGTAACTGTAGGAGTAACACCATCTGCAGCCAAATAATCAAGGTCAGTCGCTTCACTCAATGGGAAACGATATACTTGGAAGTTAATGTTACCAGTACCAGTACCACCAGCATCTGGAATACCAATGTCTGGAGTGGAAGATTTACCGTAAGTCTTTCCTTCTGTTCTAATGAAAAGAGAAAGAACTTGATTAGAAAAATCACCAGCATCGTCAACTGCATTGTCTATTAAGATTGCTTCGTTAACTGGTCCAAGGAAGTCAAAGTCTACCGGAGTAGACCAAGCCGTTGTGGCACTATTATAGAAAGCATAGTAAACACGATCACCCATGAGTAACACTTCAGCACCGTCAAAGTCGCCGCCGTGTGCGGCACTCAAGGTAATTTGGTTCGCGCCGTCAATGCTTACTACTTTAGTGTTTGCAGGAATTGTGCCGGTTCCGGATAGTACTCGTACTTCCATACCAACTGTAATGCCAGTAATAGTGTCTACCGCTAATGTTGTATCTGCGGTCGAATCAACCCCAGCTCCGATAGTTACTGTATCGATTGTACCCAGAGAAACAATACCAACATACTTTGGTCCATCAACTTCACCGACTGACAGTTCTTGCCAACCAGCATCTCTCAACAATTTTCTGTCGGTGTTCGTTTCCATTGTCCAGTCAAAACCAAATTCAAACTGTTCAGGAGTAATTGCAACAAGTGGAAAGGGGTATTCGATCAGGTGATTGACAACCAGAAGTTCTGTGGTGTCATCCATAACAGGACTTGGTGTTTGGTCGAGTGTCATGCTGCTACCATCTGCCGCGACCGATACAACCGTTGCGAAACCTCCAGCAAGGGTACCAGAACCAGCAGAGATTGAAACTTTCATGCCAGGCAATATGTTTAATGAGTTACCTCTAGTAGACGCTTCACCTGTGGTGCCTGTGATTGCAACACCGTTGTAGGTGAACACTGTGCCTACCGTTGAGTCTGGAGAACCAATATCTGTCCAGTTAGCATCACCAGCAACTTTAATTTGATATTTTGTACCTGTGACCAATCCCGCAACATCTACATCAATAGAAACATCGTCAAAGGTAACTGTTGTTCCTGAACTGCTTGCGATTGTAGATGTAAAATCTGTTAAACGCCAAACGTTCTTAAGGTAAGAGTAAAGTGCCTGTAACGATACACCATCGTCAGACAAAGTATTACCCGTCGTTGTTTTGGTTAAACCAATATCTCGGTTGGTGGTATCGATATCTACTTCTGTACGATACAACCTTCCTGCGCTTGTTATTTTTGCCATTTAAATATTCTCCGTTTTTTTTAATATATTCAATTTAACATGACAAATGGTTATGTTTATTTATAAGAATTAATCCGCAGAATAGGTATATGTTGCACGATCATTCCAAGTTTTATCAAAGTCTGCTGTACCGTTTGCCCAGAGAATGTCTAGGTCACCGTCTGCACCAAACTCATATATTCTTTTAATTCTCCAAATAGGCTGACTCTTTGTAGTGCCCGGCACCGCTTCACCCACATAAGTAAATCCATTATCAGGATCTTCATCTACCAGTTTATCGTATTGCACTTCTAAATCTGCCTTTAGTCTATCAAGAATACTCAGAAAAGACTGAGCAACGAATTTCTTTTTGGTTGGATCGTATATAAGAACCGCATCGTCTACTAGACTTTTGATTGCAGACTTGTCTACGTCTGCGTTATCTACGATCTTATATGAACCACCGCCACCAAGTGTACTGAGAGAACGATTAATCTGTTGAATTTGTTTTTCAAGATTGGCAGTAACAGTGTTTTTGTTTTCTGTCAACTGCTTATTGAATGCTTCTAAGGCTTCTTCAAATCGTTCTTTGTAGTCGGGTCCTGCCTCACCTTGTATTCCTTGTAATCCTTGTTCGCCACGTTCTCCCCGTTCGCCCTTTTCGCCACGAAGTCCAGTATCTCCCTTGTCTCCCTTGTCACCTTTGGCTCCAGGTTCGCCCACGTCACCCTTGGTTCCAACAGCACCTGTTTTACCTTGCTTGCCTGTTTTACCAGTCGCACCCACATTTCCTTGGGGTCCTCTATCTCCCTTATCACCTTTATCGCCCTTTAATCCTTGTGGTCCTTGCTCGCCACGTTCTCCTCGTTCTCCATCCTTGCCAGCAATTCCAGCAATACCTTGAAGTCCTTGTTCACCTTGTTCGCCGCGGCCGCCAGTATCTCCTTTCTCGCCAACAGGTCCTGGTGCTCCATCATTGCCATCGGCACCATGTTCGCCACGTTCTCCTTTATCCCCTTTATCACCTTTGACACCTTTGTCTCCTTTTGGGCCCTGTTTCCCAATACTTCCGGCCGGCCCCTCTATGAGTTGCACTTCTTCAAGTACATTAAAGATTTTAGATTCTAATTTTTCTATTTCTTTCTGCGTATGTACAACTGCAAACGCAGTAGAAATAGTATCAACCTTGTTCATTAAGTCGCGCCATATACCTAGTCAATTCTTCTGTCAATTCGTCACTATTAGTAGGAATGTAGGTTTCTTTTTTCTCTTTATCGTTTTTTTTCTTTTCAGCTTCTTTTTGTCTTTCAATTTCAGATTTAGGTTCTACAACTGTTACAGGGGTAGGTGCCGGAGGTTGATTTGCCATTGCAATTTTTTCTTTTTCTTTTTCTTCTTCTTCTTCAGGATCAGGTATTTCTCCTTCGGCCATTTCTTTTTCGATCTGTTTTTTCATCTGAACAATTTCTTCATCGTCTAACATCATGACATTCTTTTGAACCCATTCTTTGCTGTAATATTCGCCAACATACTGAGTAATTTCGTTCATTAATCCAATACGATTCTGTAAAATTTCAGCGTCTTTTAATTCTGCAAAATGGTTATCTTTGATGTAATCAACATATATATTATCTTTCCATTCTTCCCAGTCTTGTGCAGTAATAATACCTTTAAGTATTAACTGTTTTTTAAGAATGCCCAAAAACATGGTGCCAAATCTTCTACGAAGACGATCAATAAACTTTTGAAATTTAACTTCGTCGCGAGTAATTTCTGAGGATCTGCCCAAACTAAACTGGTTTTCTTGTTCCAATCTGTTGACTGGTACATTCAAACTTCGATACAGTCTTTTTTGGAAATATATAATGTCTTCAATTTGACCTAAATTTTCTCCACCCGGCAAAGTGCTAATTTCTGTGCCTCGGCCATTCTCTCTTCTTGGTAACCAAAAGTCTTCAAGCATAGACATGTGTTTACGATCATCTTTAAGTTGACCAGTATTGGCATCATAAACTAATTTGTTACGGTACTTAGTCATGATATCTTTCATATACTGATCCGCCTTACCTCGCGGTAAATTACCGACATCAATATAAAAAATTCGGCGTTCTGGAGCCCGAGCAAGACGATAGATGACTAAAGAATCTTCCATCATACGCAACTGATTGATAGGTTTTAAAGCTTTGTGTAAATGTGAAACAACTTTTTTCTTTGACTCGTCTAACAAACCCGATGTCACATAACTAATCGCATCTGTTGAAATTTTAACACCTTGGACTGTATTACTGCCAGGTTTCTCTTCGTAAATATAATATTCTTCTACGGTATCTACAATTTTAACACCTGTTTTTGGATCTTTTTTATATTTAACTTCACGAACTTTTCTAATTTTAGCAGCATCGATATGACGGATTTCCTGTATACCGGCTTTGACATTAGATTCGTTCACTAACAAATGATGAACTATGCGACCATCGACGTACCATGATTTAAAAATATCATGGCCAATATCATTAAATTTAAGAAGACTAACTACATTTTCAAACTCTTCTAATATCTGATCTTTAATTTTTTTAGGCGCATCGATTTCATCTACTTTAAGATCGACGGAAGACGTTAATTCTGATGACACAATAGTTTCGTTGACAATTTCATCAATTGCCATATCAACTTCAGGGTTCATAGAAACACCACGGTATCTCATTATGAGCTGCGCATTATCTTTAGATTGATCACCATCTAAATTAATATATTGGCCATATGCTCCAGCGCCAGTACTAACGTATCCAGCGGCGTCGTTATCCGTAGGAGGAACAATAGACGGAAGCATTTTGCTTTCCGTTTTTTTGGTATTCCTTTTTAATTCAAATCCAAATAATTTGAATAATGTGTTATCGTTGTCTGCCATACATTTTCCTAATAATAATAACAAGGGTGCCCTTAGACACCCTGTTATTTAGACCACTACTAACTGGTGGTATTTGACTCCCAATACTGATATGTGAAAGACACATCAAAGGTTTCAACTTCACCGCCAGTGTCATAGGACAGTGCAATTTCCCCTACACTGGTTGGAAATGCACCACGGATGTTGTATCGCTTAATAACAGACTCATCACGATCTAACTGATCGATAATAAGATCTGTTTGATAGTCAACAGGATTTGTGATACCAGTGTTGGCAGAATGACCGTTAATGCCATTCATCCATCTTTCCATAGCGTCACGTACTTCGAACCCAGTGTCATTAAGAATGGTCACTGTCCAAGGTTCAAAAGTTCTGTCTCCAGCAACGTTCAGAATTCTTCCTCTGAATGGTACTGATAGTGCCTCAACCGTTGATTGAGGCAACTGCGCGGCTCTACACATGAATGATGTTAATTCCACATTACCACCAGCATAGGTAGGAAAGTTAATGGTCGCTTTGAATAAATTCGGTCGCGCACCACCACCTCGCAGTTT